GCATGGTAACGCTCACGTCTATCGATATAGTTTAGTTCATTATGATTACAAATAATGCTCGATGCTCGCAGGCTGACTGGATAAGTGTCGCTCTAGCTCTTATAGGAGGGGGCAACTTTGTGCGCCGTCGCTTAGAACTCTATAAAATCCAGCAATAGATATACACTATATTTCTCGCTAACTCGAAGAACTTTTCAGACTACCCACCAGTTGATTTAGGTGCGACAGGTCGGGTTGAATAAAGTTAACTTCAAGACCATTCTTAGATAAGAATTCATAAACTATGCGGTCTTCTTCGCTTTGACCGTGTGCCTTTGAGTCTTTTGGCACATACCACTCATGAACACCATTTTGCCACAGTAGTTTTGCACAAGTGGAACACGGAAGGTGGGTGATGTAAGCCGTGTAATAATCCATATGTTTAACAATTAGATTGCTTACAGCGTTGGCCTCTGCGTGGACCATAAACGGATACTTTCCCGGTCGAGTCGTGGGGAGGGAAGTGTCATCCACGCCACCGGGGAATCCGTTATACCCAACTCCAACAACCGCATGTTGGCTGTTAACTATAACACAACCAACTTGAGTTTGTGAGTCGTGGCTTCTTGTAGAAACGTAGTGAGCAAGTCCAATAAAATAATCGTGCCAAGAGGGCCTATTTTGTCGAGGTTTCATAGTTTCGTTTCTTATCCCTGTTCCGTCTCTCGTTCTTTAGACGCTTCCTGTCTCGCTTACTCTTTTTTCTGATAGTTTTTCCCATTTAAAAAACCACAGCCGTTAAATATCTATAAGCACGAACACTAAACGAATACTTTTTTGTCAATTTAGACATAACTAAATACCAGCCTCCGTCTTCCATATTAACTTCCGATATCTTCGTAGGAACTCTGGTTATACAAAGGTCATATGTTTCCTCTGCGCCGTCCGCGCTGTCAATATTTTTTCTTTTTAGCTCCTGAATAATTCCGTCATCAAACTTCTTGTAGACATATCTACCCCTAAATCCCAACAGCTTACAGGTAAATTCCATATGGCTAGCCGGGTCTTTCGATTTGTCAATTTCAATTATGCTGTTCAGGTCTGACACCACCACTCCAGAGCGGTCATACAGGGTTTTAAGAAAATAAGCATCTTCTATAAGCTTACTCTTGTGTTCGTCTGGTATGCTAATGGAACCGCCAGTTTTCCCTTTATACATATGTCGCAGTATCCCCTCAAAAGGCTCCTGCCAATCCTTTAAGTCTTTTCCCTGTATAACCCTGTCCATTATGGCTCCAGTATTTCTAGTCCGTGGATACAGTGACGCATATCTTCTTCTAAGCCAATCTCTTTTTCAAACTTTTTTGTTTTCATGTCAAACATAAGAATTCTAGCCGGTGAAGAGCCTAAGAAGATGTAGTTTTCTAATCTAGCCAGCCCCCTGTTCCAATTATTTTCAGCTATACCGTCAGCATAATATTTAACTGATTTGGAGCGGGGGATGTCAACAGTCTTGCAAATGGAGTTCCTGATAACCCCTAATTTGTTCCAGCCCGTTAAGTTAACAAGATTAAAATCATCGTATTCATAGAAATTGTGTTGGAAACTTTTGGCGCTTTGAATTATAGGCATTGACTCGATGACACTCATGGTGTCAAAGTCGTATAGATGTGTAATTAATCCGCCAACTACCAGCCTATCGGAAAACGAAGAAATCGAATTAATGTGAAAGTTGTCGTTTTCCTTAACTTTAGATACGTCTGTCAGGTGTTTGCCCGTAAGAATTTTGTAATCACTTTGGCTTTCACCTAATATTTGATAGACGCCAATGATATTAAAGTTTAGGTCTACCTGCACCACGCAATCTATTGCTGTGGAGGTGACCCAAATAGAACCTGCGAAAAAGCATATTTCGTGAATTGAACGAAAAGCCTCGCGGTCTTCAAGCTTTCTGACTACTTCGAAAGTTTCTTTGTCTAGCTCGATGAGGCTAGTGGCGCTGGCAACGATGATTCTATCGTCGAGGACGCATATTCCTCTAAGGCCGCGCTCGCCACCTCGCTCGTTGTCATTGACGAAATGCTCGTCGTAGGGGGCGTGATGAATTACGCTCTCTTCTTCTACGTCGATAACATAAAGTCCACCGTGGCTAGAACCATGTTCAGCAGCCCTAACCACGGTGGTACAGATAATCTTCATTCCTTAACCTATGATGCTCTTAGGCTGTCCCCGACAATCCAAGCACCGCCCAATAGGACTACGTGATTAACTTGTTCGGGTGAAATACCAGTGCCAAGGGCGTCGAATACCACAAACACAACGCCACCAATAGCGACCCAGAATCTGCGTGATGAGAATAGACCAGATAGTTTACTTATGTTTAGCATCGTTGTTACCTCTTTGAGAATTATATTCTATCAGTGTTGGAAACTTCACAGAATCCTTTGTGAGCTTGGTTCCTTCACTTGGCTTGGCCCCCCCTCCTTCTATCGGTAAAGACAGAACCTCCTTTAACGTAGGGGTAGGCGCCATTTCGTCAACCGCCCATAGAATTCCCTCCTTCTTTGCATATTCCCTGATGCGTCTGACGGGTACTATAAGATTGAAAGTCTCTCCAGCGCCTCTGACCAGCATTCCAACATACTGTCCTGCATTCTTTCCCGACCTCTCCGACAGAAAAACACCGCCTCCACTGGAACCCGGAAATGCTGTGACAGTCGTTTGGTCAAAGACTACACCATCACCAGTACCCAAGTCAAGAACTCTTCCTATCTGAGATATTATACCCCTCGTCAGGCTATTCGAGCCAGTTTGTCCGAGTAAACTTCCAACGTGATATAACTCAGTACCAATAGATACCGGCTTACCCGTATCATTATAGAAAGTTACAGATTGGTCAATAAAGCCCTTCTTCCTAACCATCAGAAGAGCTAGGTCTTCTCCGTTTTCAGAGTCGCTATATTTAATAACCTTGGCTTCCATCTTGACCTCGCCAACGCGACGGCCATCTTCGACTAGCTCCTGAACGATTTGAGCATCCTTAAATTCAACAATCTTGGTTGTTCTACCATTCTTGATTACTGTTCTAACAGACCTTAAATTGTCGATTACATGTGCTGCCGTCCAGATAAAATTTACCTTCGCTGTTAGCGGTTTGCCTGTGGGGTTCGTGGTAAGGGGAATAGTTCGTGTAATAATTACTCCAGAACCCTCACCGCCCCCGCTCTTAACTGTCACAGAGACCTCTTGTAAAAGCCGAGAGACCTCTTTCACAGACTTATTTTCTGCTGAAATATGTGCGGGCAGGGACAAAACGGCAGCGGCCATTAAAGCGATTAGAAATTTCATAAGAGAATCCTTCCTGTAGGTATAAAAAGATGGCCCCAAAGCGGGGCCATCCAAAAAAAGTTGTCTACTCAATAACCTCTCCACCATTACCCTGCAACTCTCTTTCGAGTACGCGGTTAGGTGAATTGGGGTCGTTGTCTTCTACGCCGGGAGCAACCGGAACATTATTGGTTGCAATCGGACGAAGTTCGTCTTCAGTAAATTCACTACCAAGGGCTGGATGCTTAATCCATTCAATGGTGGGAATATGACTAACGTCATAAACACTGAAGTCTTCGGCGGTCAAGAAGAAGCCGTCTTCTCCCTCGGTAAAGACCTTCTCGGCTGTTGCGACAGGAACTCTGAATAGCTCTACGCACATAAGCCTGTAGCCTTCGCGGAAGAGCTTCTTCATTTCCTGAGCCGTAGGTTCTGACCAATCGTTGCCCCAAGTGTTTTCACTTAGCTGGGCAATATTGCTGAGACCCTGAAGACATAGCTCAATCCATCTACGGCAGTAGTCGTTCTTTACGTCGAAGTAACGAATTGGATAAAGCTTGAAAGCCCGTCTCTCGTGGCTGATGTGATGAGCCTCAAGTCTTTCCATGTTGTCTCTCTTGGTGTTTGTGTCAATCAGATTGCACAAACGGACAAACATGTTGTGATGATGCTTCACCGCGCCAAGCGTCGGAGGGCCGGGAACAAAACAGTCGGTACGAACCGAAAATGCCTGTAGGTGTTCGCCAACCTTTTCAAACAGGCGAGCTAAGGCGAGGTTCATGGTTTCTTTGTTGTCCCCTACGTTGGGGATAGCCCACTTTACACCCTTGAACATGTAAGGGAGAATTGCATCGTGGGTAGGGATGATTAAATTATCTGACATTTAAGGAACTCCTTATTCTACGTTAAATTTTTCTTTTAGTCGCTGACGGATAAGTATATCAAGCTGCCCCATTGTCATGGTTTGGTCATCTCTATACTCATTAGTCAGTTCGCCAATAACCGTCATAATCTGCTCTGATGTTAGCGCTTTTCTAGTGCTAAACGGTATGTTAATAAACTCTGGGGGTAGTCCATGAACCGGTTGTGGGTGTTGATAATACGGAGTTGCCACGTTTACAGGCATCCCATATCCAGCGAATCCAGAATTGGGTCCAGCTTGTCCTGTCTGCGAACCGTCAATTTCATTGCTTGTTTGTGGTTGAGGGCATTCATTAGGAGACATTATATATTCATTTTCGTGCTTATGCTTATGAATATGCTCATGTCGATGAACGTGCTCTTTTGTACCACTGTCCAAGCTTGGAGGATGTGAAGGCCCCCTATTATCATACCCTTCTTCTCTATCTAAATCTTCATTATCTTCACCCTTTTTCTTTTTTCTTCGCCTTCTGTTAAGTAACAACGGAACTCCGTATTTTAACGCCAGCATTCCCAAGCTCATACCGCCAAGGGTAAAGCTTACATTTTCAACAGTATTGCCATTACCACCAGTAGCTCCATCTAGATAATGCAGACCCCCTTCTTTCAATTCATCTATCAACTTATCTTTGTCGCTAACAAAGCCCAAAAGTTCATCGATTCTAGACTTAAGGGTTAGTTTCTGACCCTCAACAGCACCAAGCATATCTTTCAGTCCATTGATTTCGTTATTAGCACCTGACAGATTCCCACTAACTCCAGACAATTCTGCCTTGAGACTTTCAGAAAGACCTTCTAAATTAGTCAGCTTTTCTTGAAGCTCGGTAATCTTGTCGAGGTACTCCTGTCGCTCCTTCTCAAAGTCCACAGGAGGGTCTACAGGACCACCGGGGTCTGGTCTGCCGGGCCAGCCATTAAAACCGCCGCCACCGTCTGGTGGGTTTGGGTTGGAGGGAGGTAACACAGGTGGTTGATTGGGAGGGGGGCATCTATCCCAAGGACACCAAGGAAACAGGCCGTTTCCTTCGTATAACTCACCAACTCTTATGCCTCCATAATATTTTGCCGTATCTGCAACGCTACCATCGCTCATCTTCAGTTCAGGGCAAAACATAAACTCGCCCTTGACGGTCTTCCTGAGACCTCCCTTATAGGGAATAACCACATGGTCTTTAATTTTATGACCACAGTGCGGGCAGACTTTACCCAATCTTTCTTCTGCGGACTTAGTATTTTTTGCTTTTTCCTTTTCATGCACTAAGCCATAAGAGGTCTCAATGGGATAGCCTCTGCCATTGCCCTCCATTATATCATATATCTGCTTTAGGGATAGACCAGCGCCATAGTCGTCTTCTCCGTCATCTGTCCAAGCCCCATCACCTACCCTCCAAGCAAGAAGGATTCCAAGGCGGGTTTGAAGTTCGTTCTTGTCATCTTTAACAAGAATGAGAACACCGCTACCAGATTGTCCACCGATAGGAGCCGCATTAAAGCTAACAACGGCTCCTGTGTTACTAAGAACTCTGCCCTTCCAAGCGCAAGCCCATTGGGCAGAAGGACACCCGCCAGCCATAACAAGGTCATTCGCCCCAATTTTCGTGCCCTTGGGGGCTAGGGGGATTACTCTGGGGGGATATCGGCCAAAATATTTCTTTTTTACTGAGACTATAGCTAGGTCAAGAGCAGTGCCTTCTTCGTAAGCTACGTATTCAGTTTTAAAAGGAATCATAGCGGACTTGTAGCCATCTTGAAAGAACTCTAGGTGGCCTCTCTTAGCCCTTTCAATTACATGACCGTTGGTCAGTACGTAGTATTTATCTTCATCTTCTTGGAATACGGTTCCACTTCCGCGAGCACCGTTTGTATTTACTCTACACACAGCGTCTAGAGCTTCATCCATTGTTAATGGCTGAGCATCTGCCGTGTTTATCATGCACCCCAGAGTAAGGGCGATAGCAAATAGTAATTTTTTCATTATGTTGGACCTTTCCATGGGGCATTAACCGTCAGAAAGTCCTTGTTACAAAGTCCTGATTATTATAAATTACCAGTCTTTTTGTATAGTAAACTGGTATGAAAATAGCGCCGACCTAGCTAGGTCAGCGGGGGTAGTTGCGGAATCTGCCAAGTATGGGGTCGGGTCAATATAATTCTTTCTATAGGCGTAGGTAACAGCCGTACTGCAAACAAAAACTTCGTTTGGTTCTTCGTCTTTCATGTTTTGTTCGGCTAGCCTAAAAAATGGCGCGTAATGCTTAGCAAGTTTCCAAAAGTTCTTCCAACCATAATCAAGACCGGTGATGTCTTTCATCGTGCCTGCGATTCGTTCGGCAGCACTGTTTTCGCCATAATCAAGATTATATTTCCTTCCACCAACCCTAATCAAGTCAGCAGCACGAAAAACATCAATGTTATTTGGATGGGTTTCGACCTGACTCTTCATAGCTACGATTCGACCGCCTTTGAATTCTCTAAATTCAATACACTGCAAATCATCATCGTCCCAGTGGGCCATAGCTGCGTGACTATGCGCTCCACCGCCGTATCTTTTAATCATCCAAGACATTAGTCCCTCGCCACGAAACAGTAGCACGTCAGCTTCTTTAATCTGTGGCCTAGCCTGTTCGTAGGGAACTAGAATCATCTATTTCTCCTCAAGCTTTTTATCGATTCTATCTAGAATATCCGCTATTCTTCTTTGGTCGTTCACGATTTTTATCATCACCTGTTGCATATCTTTTTGGGTTTCTGCCCAACTCCTAGGAACATAAACTAATGGCGTGCCATCGGAATCTTGTCGGGATATTACCTTGTAAGTATGCTGCATCCAGTCTCTTTCATCGTCCATTAAAATTGACTTCGGAGGAACCGCTTTTAAAATTAGAACTTCAATGACCTTCCCCAAACCCAGAACAATAGCCACGATTGCGGCTAACACAGGAATTGAAAAAATATCTGACTCCATAGGTGGATGCCTTTCAATAAAAGAGGGGGCTGACTGTTCTGTGTGTCAGCCAACCCCCTCCGTGAAATTGGATGTTAAATCTTAGCCACCAGTTTTGGCCTTATAGTCATCCTGCTTCGGAGTCAATGCCCCATGCATGTAAACCAGTTCACCGGGAATGGCCCGTGTCGGGTTGGCGGCATCATCTGTTGCGGCTGTTGAGCCATCGCCAGCTTGCACATAATTGAATGCGTTTCCAGCGCTGCCACCCTTGGTCGCAATGCCGGTTTTGTAATCAATTGAAGTGATGTGGTAACGATGATTCTTAGCCAGATGATTAATTGCACGTCGGCCAGCCTTGTCAGAAGCACCACTGTATAAAACTGTGTTGCTAGTGTTGTTGACCTTTGAAGCAACGTGGCGAATCAAAAACTGAGGGTCTTCTTTTGTAGGCTGATAAGCCATTGACCCACCGGATTTGCTAGATGTAATACCGGGCTTCCATTTGGTTCCGGTACTTGCCAAAACCCTGCTGCCAACTACATGGCTGTGGTTGTCCAAGAACGACTTCAATGAAGGCGCGCTTGAAACAGTGTCATTGCTCGTATCAATGTTGCCACCGCCAAGAACGGTCGCGCCATTATTTCTGGTAGTACTTCCAGATATTGTTGTAGTAGCCATATGTCACCTGTTATAATAGAGTTATTGGCGATTAACCACCGGTTTTTGTTGAGTAATCTGCCTGAGTAGGAACATTTGCTCCTATATGGAAGACCAACTCACCCGGAACTGACCGCGAAGTTTCGAGGGCTTCGTCAGATGCTGCTGTAGAACCATCAGACTTGACGAAGTTGGATACATTGCCCGCACTTCCACCCTTGGTAGCAAAACCAGTGTTGTATGCGATGCTAGTAATATGATATCTATGAGTTTTAACAACCCCGCCTCTATCTCCACGACCGGCAGCATCAGCGCCAGCGATTTGAAGAGCGGTGCTAGCAACATTATTAATCTTGCTGCTATAGCCACGAAGCAGAAACTGAGGGTCGCTCGCAGCGGGCTGATAAGCAAGAGCGCCAGAACCCTTGGAGGTCTGAACACCCGGCTTATGCTTCGTGCCAGTAATAGCCGTAACTTTACTTCCATAAACAGCGCTCGCATCCAAGTTTCCTCTTAGGGTCTTGGAGTTGGTTACTGTTTTTGAGCTATCGACATTTCCGCCATGAAGAACAGTAGCCCCATCGTCTCGCACCACCCAGCCCCCAACGAAATTTGTCTTGGTCATGCCAGCAGTGCCACTATCCGTGAGGGTAACTGTTGTGTTTCCATTTTTCCCCACAGTGTTTTGCGTAATGGAAACAACCGCTCCATCTACTGTTGCAGAAAATCTGGTTCCAGCGGGTCCGCTGCTTGTGTTAATGACATTCATTAAATTTGTGGCAGTCACCGCGTTGCTTGTCGCGGACTCCCAAGTGCCAGCTACCGAGCTTTGGTCTCCGTTCTCGAAATCATAGTTAGTCCCATCAGTAGCGATTAAATTAACTTTGTCGCCTGAATTGAGTTCAGTAAAGTCAGTAATTGTTACTGTTGCAGTATGAGAAGAAAAAACCATATTTGTCGTTGCCATTTGATGACCTCCAATAAAAATGCCCAGCGTTAGGAACATGAAGTTTTGGCACAGAATCAAAATCACCAACCAGAAGGGAAATGATTTTT